GTAAAGGTCTCATTCACTACACAGGCATTGGTAGCCACACTAGCCCCCCCCGGTTGCAAGATAAGCCCGTAGCAACGGTTAAGCCCAGTTGCAATGTTGCCACCTGTTTCACCGGCCCCATTAGTAAATGTCCCTATTGACACAGCCATCGAACCCCAAACGTCGCGCTGTGTTACACTTGATGCCATTGCCATTGTTTGTCCTCCTTATGAAAAGGGTGAGGCCGAAGCCCCACCCTCACAAATTTAATCCAATGTCAAGAAAATTGGAGTGAAATACCCAGCGACGGCAGCGGTGGAATAAATCGCACCAATCTGCGGACTGGTATAACCAGCCATTGTCAACGTGGTATAATCGGTCGTTCCGGTCGTCATCATCATTCCAACCGCAGCCGTATCGCCGCCCTTCTGGACACAGAATCCGCCCGTTTGGAACCACAAATACTGACCGGAGGTAGCCGCATACATCGCCATGCCGGTCGGGAAAACCGCGACGTCCGTTCCAATAGCAACTGCACTCCACGGATTACAGAACAAAGAAAAGTAATCATCCGTATAGGTTGCAACCTGAAGGGGCTCTTTTAATGTAACGGTAATTGTGGTTGACCCTGTGGCCGTTGTGGTATGGGAAGAAATCGGGTAATATAACCCGGCTGTTCCAGACCCGGCACGATAGACAACAAGATAACCGTCATCATACTGATTGTCGGTAACTGCCGTTGCGCCGACATACACGGTAACCTTCGTAGACCCAGCGGCATTAGCGGCACCGGAGGTCTGAACTTGTGCTACGTGATCTGCGGTAGCCGCGGCCGCCTGTGTTGAACCGCCTGCCACCATCGTTGCGCCAGCCTTTCCATAGCGGAATCGTCTTCCGTCCTCTGTTTCACGGATTGCTCCAAGTGTATGGAGCTTGGTTGCAGACACTTCATATAAGCCCTGCGCCCATGCGTTAATTCTTATAGGTTCAGTCATTTCTTTTCTCCTTTTAAAAAATATTAGCTCAGGTTGCTGTGTCCGGCCTGTGCCTTCCGGTTCGAGCAGACGATATTCCCATGAAATTTAATTTTCATGGACTTCGCAAACACATTGGCAGTAATCAAATCCGCCCACGGAGTTCTGGTGAAGAACCCATCTTTATGCACCGCCCAGCCTATAAAGTTACTGTTCAACAGGAACAAGTAACCGGAAGGACAGTAGTCGTCAGCCGCAAGAATTTTCTGCTCGAAAACCAGGTTGGTAAACCCGGCTTTGGCTGTGTCGGTATCCGGCTGGAATCTTTGCTGAACCTGCAAACGCCCCGCAATGATGTTGAACAGGGCTTCTGGCATAAGGCCAATATCAGGCTTGCCTTTCGGCCCATCGTAAATCTTTGCGGAAGAGGCCAGCNTCCGAATAACATCCAGCGAAATGCCTTCTTCGNNCGTGGTATTCACNGATGCCCACGGAGTAGAACCGTCGGTGGAAACCAAATCGGTCGGAGTAATCTGNCCGTAAGCGGTCGAAGTGGACCCGAAACACATGGAAAGCAGGCCGGAAATTTCTTTTGCACTATCCGTCGCAGAGTTATAAATCTGCTGCGCGATCTTCTTAGCAATGGTTTTTTGTGCATTGGAAACTTTCTGCACAATCAACTTTACTTTGCCATAAGAACCGGAGTTCGCCAGCTCATCGGTGTCAAAGATTGTNGCATTCCCATAGGCGTGCTTCAAGGCGAACTTAGCCGCGTTAATGGTTGCTTTATCGTCAGACGAAATCGCGCCGCCACGAGAATAGAAATCGCCTTCNCTCATGTCNTATTCAAGGGGAATCTTGACNTTGATGGTATCTACTTTCTCGTAGATACCAAATTTCTTNTTTAAAAATTTATCCATAAAGAAAGACGTGTCGAAATAAATATCGAACGCCTTTCCACCGTCTGTTTTGTAGTAGTCATCAGTGACAGATTGCACTTCCGTATATGTAAGACCCATAGTAATATCCTCCACTTATCGTTAGTGGGCGGTCCTTAAACGGTCAAGCCGTTTCGCAAGGACGTTATAAAGCCCACCTTGCGTTTTTACATCTTTTAGCTCTTTATCTTCGGTATCCGTGCCCGGCCCGGATGGGCCGGTTCCCAATACCCTCGCTTGTCTTTTGGCCTGCCAATTCTTGTTGACCTTTTCTTCGGTCTCCTTAATGGCTTTCGCTTTAGCTTCCTCGATGGCCCTTTGCATTCTTGTCTCGTAGGTCATGGCCTGATAAGCACTGATGGGATTATGGCCGGGGTTTTCTTCGATGAATCTCACGATAGCCCCAGAATCCCACATGGATTTGAAGTCAGGATTTTTAGACTCAAATTCCTGATAAGTCTTCTCGATGCTTACCTTGTTTTTTTCCGCAGCCTGCTCCGCCTTTAGTGTCTCTTGAAGCTGGTGGATGGCTTCGGCTTTGACCTGTGCATACATATTCGCCGCAAAACCTTTGGGGTCTGTGGCCTGCCATTCCGCAATCTCTTCCGCCGTCAGAGCAGTTATGTTTTTGTAATCAGGTATAACGGGCGACTTTTCCACCGGGGGTTGTCTTTTAAGCGCCTCTAACTCTCCCTCAAGCCTTGCTCTCGCAATCCGTTCCTGCTCGGCTATTTGTTTAGCCTGCTCACGTTCCTGTAACATCTGCTGCCAGCGTGGATGTTTGTCGAAACGGGTCTCGTCTCCATCACCGGTTGCGTCCTTCTTCGGTTCAGGAGTATTCTCTTTTCCCTCTTTTCCAGCGTCTTCGGTATCCTGTTTTATCGTCTCTTTTGACGCATCCAGTTCCGTAAAATCGCCATCACGGTCATGGATGATACCGATAGAATCCGGATCAAAGGCCGGTCTGTCATTCACTGTGGCCGACGATTCCACAATCTCTTCTGAGGTGTTTAGCGTCGTCATGTTTTCTGCCATTTTAAAATTTNCCTTTCCAATTTAAGTGTTAATCTCAATCCTTTGTCTTTCTCGCAATCTTTCATAAAGTTTCCCGGCAATATGATNTATATCCATCGNAGGAGGTTTCCTGTATGTCGGTGGCGCGCCATGTTCAGTCCAGTCAACGGGACTGATTTTTTCTTCTTTCATCCATCGTTTGTAATTGTCCCTTGTTGGATGTTTTAAAAACTCCTGAACATGAGGAGCTTTGTTCTCTTTATCCACTATTTCAAGAACACTGGCCATCCAAGTGGGTGATTCTGGGTTCATATATACCCCTGGCAATGAGATTATTTTTTTCGCCTTGCCACCGCATTTGCATTTGACGGTTTTCTGTTGGGCGTCAACAAAGTATTCTGTTATTTTGTTGCATTTAGGACATGAAAAATCGGAAAGAATCATCGACTATTCCTTTCTTTCTGGTATTGTTTATACATTCCGCCTTTGGTTTTGTTATATTGGCGAAACATCGAATAACAAATCGCCGCCGCCTGTTTGTTGTCCTTCGCGGTTCCTTCGTCCAGAACGACGGGAATACATCTTGACACAAAGTCTTTTTCTGTCTCGTTGGCGTTAGGTGTTGGCATTATTGTCCCACTCCTTGTTGTTAGATTTCATGCCTCGTTCTTGTTTAATCCGGTTGCCAAATTCTCGGTTTTCTCTTTCACCTTTCTTAATATCGGCAACAACTTTGGCACGGTCTATCTTCAACTGCTCGTTGTCATATTCCACGCCGGCCATTTGAACTTGCTGTTTAATTTGTTCGGTAATGGCTTTCTGTGCGGCCAATGCAGCTTCGGCTTCCAGCCGTCCAGCCTCGGCCATTTTTGCCTTAGTCTCCGCCTGTTTCAACATGATGTCGGTTTCTTCCTTCGGGTCTGGCGGTTCCTCGCCATCCTGGACAGCTTTAATCACTTCATCAAACTTAGGTATCTGTCCGTCTCTGATGGCTCTCTTGAAGTCATTGTCTTTCATGCCAATTAAAACATTCATGTATTCGGCAAACGGTTCAGGCATTCCCAAGGCACCCATTTTCTCGGTAAGTTGGCCGATAACGCCTTGTTTCATTCTCCTGACCACCGTAGAGCGTCCTGACCATTCTAAATGGTCAAGAAGTTCCTCTTGGTCTATTGCCNCCTTCTCAAACAAGGCCACAGCTTCTTCCCGAAGCTGAACCTTGGATACGGGCATTGTTGATCCGGTGACAACGGTNANTTTAAACGGGATACGAAAATCCTGCCCGTTGACTTTTCTATAAGCGTCGTTGCCCTCTGGGTCTTTATAAGTAATCCATCTGTCTTCTGTGTAGAAGTTCTGCACCATAGACAAATACATTCGTCCTCGTTCCCTGATAAGACGGGAGTAAGAACGCACCTTCCCGCGCATCATAGTATTAACACGTTCTAAAAGCGCTGCGATTGCTTTGTAGGCCAATACCGCCCTGCCGGGTTCTCTGGCCATGTCCAAGTCAAACGAACCGGATACCAGAAAGAACATGTCTTTAAAGAGCGAAATAGCGTTCTGTAAATCTGCCGGAACTCTTGGGTAGTCAAGATAGTGAATCCCATTCCCTTCTTGTGCATTGACGGGATTCAGAATGCCCGGGAAGTTTGTAAGAGCATCGTTCGGAACACCGGAGGTTTTTGGATTGATAAGTTTTAACCGGCTGACCTTATCTTTAATAAGAACTAGCTGCGAAAGAGCCTTGTTAAATTCAATGTTCAAATCTTCCAAATTTTCCAGATCACTGATCCCCCATCCGCTTGCCGTGTCCTTAATGGAGTTTGCGGCGGCAAAAGGAAATTTGTCCCAAAGATACGTCCGCATGGCCTGTTCTTCCGGCATAGATGGATTTATATTTGGATTAGTGGTATCCTCTAATACCAACTGCCCTGAATTACAAACCGTGACCCTTCTGATATAACCAGGATATTTTGGGCGGGTGACTTCGTTGACAACAACCGCAATATTCCCCATTTCATCAACATGTTGTTCTTCTGTTTTGTCTGTGACTGTCCGGTAGTCTCTTACCCAAGCCTCAACAAGCAATACCTCTTCGTCATCAGAAGTGTCCCTTGCACCCTTAAAGAAGTTGATGATATTGTAGGCGGTTGAGGCATAGGTGGTTAAAATACCACCCTTCCCTGCCTCCTGCGTGTTTATTTCTTTTCGTTCGTCTCCAAGTTCCTTTAAAATATCTCCGTCTGACTTGATTTCACCGGCTTTGTCTGGCCATCTTCTTCTGGCCTCATTTAAAGAAATGGGATAATAATGAAGGACGGCAAGGCTTTTCTGTAAATAACGCGGGTTTGTCCAATTCACCGGATAAACACCAAAATGAAATGGGTCAACTATAATGGTTTCAACCTCGCCGCCCTCCTCAAGATCAGGGTCAAAAACAACCTTTTCAATAGCTATTCCGTAATCCTCTCCATTGTTGACTGATGATTCAAATATGTCCTGCTGTTCCTGCTCATTCCACCAGTGTTCAGCGGTTCGCTGTAAATTCTCGTAAAGTTCCTGATCAATTTCTTCTGAATCGTTGATTTTCGCCACGTTGAAAATTGGACTGTTATCCGTCAAAAGGTTGATGGTGTTCATTCTGTGTTTATGAATTAAGTTGGCCGTAATTAAAGGCACACCGGCCTTGGTCTTGTTGCGCCAATGTTTGCCCCGCTTCAGCTCATAATTCCGATTCCAGCGTTTGATTAAACCCAGCGTTTCTTTGTCGTCAATAATGGTCTTCAGAATAGAATACACCTTTAAGCCGACATCTTTGTCGCCTTCCGCCGGTAACACTTCGTAGGATATTTTCTCTTCAGCCATGTTGCTCCTTGTGCGTTCTCATGTGTGAACCAAAACCACCCTTGCCTTTGCATACCTTCCCGCATACCTCGCATTTGTATTCAGGCAGTGTAAATTCTGCTTGCACATTGTCCGTTTTAACTTCAAAATCTTCCGGTACGGACGAAGGAATCACGTCAGTTTCGACAACTTTCGGTTCTATTTTGATATACCCCTCGTCCGTCAAAAATCCATCCCTTTCGGTAAAAGGCCTTTGGTTGCAGTATCCGCACCGCATATCTTCCCATTCAGTGTCAGGAAGAAATGGAGGGTCATAGCCATGGAAAGAATCCGGTGTCTTGAACATCTTCCCAAACATAGGGACAGTCACACTACCCGGTTCAACCTGTGCTATAACCTCATTACAGATTTCACAAATTACTTTCATCCCCGATCCTTTATCACTTCGTCTGGTTTCCCAAGGGCTTCCCGATAAGGGTCATGCTCTGATAGTGGCATTTTCCCTACTTCAAACTGCTTTCCGGGTTGACCANCNGNATTTCTCCCAAGCCTAAAACCAAAATAGATAAATACCGCCGCAAATAAGGCACCCATTAAAGCGTAAAGTTCACACCCTGTCATAAATCAACCCCATGTCTCTATGGCCANATCCCATAGCTTTCTCAAATGCGTCTGTCTCCGACGCAACATAATCCCCAAATTCCTCGTCAGGTTGCTTCTTGTCTAATGCGTCAATAATGATGGCGGAAAGAGGCTTTATAATAAGTCTTGTATCGTCAAAGTTCATGGGGCGTGCCATACATATATGGCAACATTCATCATAGATATGATCCTCGCCCGTTGTATCAATGTCCTCTGGATTGCTAGGCATAGCCGAAATAGCGGGTATCGTGCGGATAAACTGTGTGCAGGACTCAAAGACTTGCAACATGGGTCTTCCACACACTTCGCCCTTCTCGTCTTTGGGAATTATCAACCGATTTCTAAACTGGCGAATCTTTAATTTCCTGTTGGCGTCACCGGCGGTCAAAAATAAATTCCTGTTGGAAAAAATCTCCGCAGTAGAAGGCCCCTGCCCTCCGCCTCGATAATCAGGTTTCTTCTGAAAGCAGTCAGGGCCAGCAATCCGCTGGACTACATTCACAACACCCATCGCCTGTTCTCTGGTGTTAATCCCGTCAGCGACTTCAATATCGGTCAGTCTTAACCCCTTATTTTGATTTCCGTCCCATCCATACCACTCACTGAACCGGACAATCCTTCCGTCTTGATCCACATACCACCAGCCCACTGAAAACGGAGCGCCAAAGCCCCAGTCAAACGTCATGTAAACCGGCGCACCAGACGGCACAGGATGGTCTTTGATAACGTGGTAGTCGTAATAGAAATCAAACGCCTGACCGATAAATATATCCCAATCGCCCTTTAAATAAGCCGTTCTGTAAGGTTCAGGCAACGCCTCCAACCTAGAACGGTATCCGGGGTCAGTAGAGGTTAGTGTAGGGTTGTCTTCCAACAAAGCAGGGATATATTGCCTCAGCATCCCACCCTCTAAAACCGGCGCACGCTTGACCTCCATAGCCTTTGCGTAATCCACCCATCTCGCCCGACAAAAAGTATGCCCAACGCCACCGGGGTTACTAGCGCAGTAAATCCCAGGAACCTTGTGCTTAAACTTCTCTGGAACCGGCAAGGTGCAACGAACACGACCTCTTAAATAATCATATTGAAACTTCGTGAACGTAGTAAGCTCGTCAATCAAAAGAAGGTGTATCTCCGCGCCCTGATACTGGAAAACATCCTGCTCATATTGGCAATGACAAAAGTGCAGCATTGAACCATTGAAGAACTCCCACCTTCGAGCCTGACTCTTATACTCACCCAAATCCTTCGGAAACTCCATCTGCGAAGGAATGATATGATTCTTTTCCAACTCAGGAAACGTCCGACGAAATAAGTATATCTGCAATCCCGGTATCGTGCAGGCCCACCGAAGAGCCTCAGCCCTCAACGCCCTGCTCTTACCAGGCCCGGCGCTTCCTCCAAAGAGAACCTCGTTGGCACAAGTCTTATGAAACAACACCTGCTTAGGATGTGGTATATAGGCGTCAACCAACTTCCCGTCTTTTATCCCTGTGCCTGTGTTGAACTTACCCATAAAAACCTTTTATTTTTGAAATTGCAGGGAGGGGGTATGATATATAGGATTTCAATACCCCGCTTTTTCTCTCCCAGGGGGGACGACTTTTCCTGGGTTTCCAGCTTCGCTCCCCACATCCTGCACCTCGGACACATTTGACATAAGGTTTTTGCCCTTCACCCTCCACTTGTGCCTGTTTTACCATGTTTACATATTGTAACATTATAGGACGTTGCGTTTTTTTCCTCAATGATTTCGCGGTGGTTCGTTGCGAAAATCCAGTGGAGCAGGATTATTTGACTGCGTTTCAGCCGTTTCCGGCATCGGCTTGCGCTCCACTTTGCGCCTCGATTACGTTTCCCTCCACTTTGAACTCTTCCGGCACTGGGTCGGGGGTCGGCATTTGGAAGGTAATCATAGCCAGATTGCCGGTTGATTTGCCTGTCTCCAGTCTCTCTTTGTCGTATAATTGAGCCGCAGCGAGTATCCGGGAGCCTAGTGGAGCCTTTTTAATGTCCTCGGAGGTGATAGATTGAATTAGTCTATGCTGTAACCCTGCTAACACCTCTGCCCTGTGATCCTTAAACTCGTTGACCTCCTGGGCTACGATGCCGTATCTTTGCAGGACTCGCACTACGTTGGAATGATCGCAGTTTGTCAGGGTTGCTATTTCCCGGACTGTGAGCGCCGGGTTTGTCTCTTTTAACTCGATTATTTTGTTTGCCCTTGCTGATCTTGGCCGGAGGTTTTGCGGTGACTTGGTGGTGCTTTTTGGTTGTTTATGTGGTTTTTCGCTAGTTTGGGCGCTTTCCGGCTTGTCAGGATCGCCTATATCGTGCGTTTGTTGGATGGCCGGTGTGCTGGTGGCGGTGGTATCTTGGATCATTTTGCGTTCTTCCTAGTCGTTGTTTTGTTATCCGCTTGCGCGGAAGCTCTTGTTACTGTCCGCCTATCGGCGGTCCTTTGTGCTGGTAATTATCTTTCTTAAATAACTATGATCGCAATTGAACAGTTTTTTTAAGATTTTGGTATAATATTTTTTTTGATTTTTCTATTTGCTTGTAAACATATCTAGTTGATATATGTAGTTGATTTGCTATTTCTGGAGGGTCTAGTCGTTCGAAGAAAAAAAGTGATAATATAATTTCACTTGTTCCCACCATGTCTGGCCATAATTGGGTTGTTCTGTCGTGGCAGGGGTTTTTTATGGGCGGCTCTTTTCCTGGATCGACTTCAACGTGTCGGACTATCCAGTCCATCGGGGGGCAGAGTTCTTTGCACGAAGCGAACTTGGGGCACATCCCACAGTTCCAGTTTGTCAATAGTATATCATGTTTTTCTTTTGTTTTGATTTTGCGGCGCTTATTGATTTTTAGGCGCTCGCTGCTTTTGCTGATTGTCGGGCAATGAGTGATTTTATCCACCATGACCCTATTTTACCAGCATTATCGTCCCAGTCAAGCATTTTCTGGTGATTTTCACCCGTTTCGGTGATTTTCACCCACACCTCGGACTACATAATTGATTTGATTAATCAATTTCCTTTTGCCTACCCTATTTTATGCCTGTTTTGGCCATTTTACGGGTTATTTTCACCACAACACATCTATTTACCGACATGATAATTTCAATAAATAAATTTATTTTATGCCTTAAATTACTGAATTGATTGGATTATCAATATTGATATTAATATAATTATAATATGGTATAGTGTTTGCTCTATATAAAGGCAAATAAACGAATGAAAGGGGAACAACATGAAAAGACTAGAACATTTAAATCAGAGTATTAGCAGGCAAACAGATGCAATACACCGCTACGAACAACGGGAGGATGCAAAACGAGAAAAAGAGATACAAAAATCATTGCGCCATCAAATTCAACGGGACAAACGGGCGGAAAAAATCATAACGCTGATTGATAAACACTATATACCGTCTAGATTAGCGGCATCAATTGCCAATGGCGACTATGCTGAGGGGAGGGGTGAGTTTTGGACTGATGATATATTGACAGCCTATCAACTACGGCGACACCTAGTCAATTCACTGGCATCTGGCTCATTTTCGTCAGATTCAGTTTATGAAAAATTTGGGCGGCTCCCTAAACTCTGTATAAAGGCAAATAAACGCAACGAAAGGGGAATGAAATGAAAACAAAAATCAGAATCACACACAGACCAACAGGAGTATCGGCGCATATCACTTGGGCGTGGGGAGCAAAAACAGTTTTAACGGGGTACGCAACAAAAGAGGACGCGCAAAAAGCGGCGGAAGTGGAAATCAATAAAAAACGGCAATATACACTAGATAGGGACATCTAACAGCCCTACGGGCGGAAAGGTAAGATCATGACAGCATCAGAAATAATCAAATCAGAAGGATTGCAGCTTATTAGAGAGCGCAAAGTCGAACACGCAAAAGGTGAACCGTGGCAATATGACGTTAAAGAAGCGTTTACTGGTAGTAAAAAGGGGTTTGTTTATCTTGACGCTTTCACCAAAAACGCAATGCGGACGGTTTATAACGCAATGAAGGACGAACAGAAAGTAATTTATGACAGCATCCACATTAAGCGGCTAATTGATTTTACCTGGAAATGTGTCTCATAACCTAATACCACTAAGGAGGTTTATCATGAAGACAATCGGTTCTATTTTGACAAATGACGATGTTATTTCAAAAACAAGAACGCCCGACAATTTGAGGCTTTATGCCGATGATGTCCACGGCAGCCAATCTTTTGTTGAGGCGGCGAAAGAACTTCAAAACGGGCAGCTTGTGAAATATGCTGTCTGTTCGCGTGATCCTGAAGGCTCTGGCAATCCGCCGAAGATCGTTGATATTATCACTTTAAAGCAAGCGCCGGGTTTACGGTGTGTTCGTTATTGCGGCGAAGATGACAAACCGATGGCCGGTGGTAGTCATACCTTCTGGGGGACTATTGACGAAGCCGGAGAGATTGGCGACGACGACTTGATTTACTTAGCCGCTAATGTTGCTTGGGTTGTTGGTCAACGTGGATATTGGACGTTTAAAATGAATCTTAATTAAGGAGACTTAACCATGAAAAAGTGCTTACATTGCGGATATCAGTGGACACCGCGAATCGAAACAGAGCCAAAGGCTTGCCCGAAGTGCAAATCTCCCCGATGGAATGAGGCGCCGAAACGGGCCGGAAGGCCAAAGGGGAAGTAGGATCATGGGGGAGACCGAATTTACAAAGAACATTAAAATACGTTAGGGGGGTATAGTTATGCGCAATTTATTTTGGTTTTTGGTGGGTGTATTTATTGTATTGTTGTTTTTCCCATTTTTTTAATGGATGGAGCAACGACTCTCACCCACCGGGGGGGGCGAAGCTCTTCCCTGTTTTTTTAATTTTAGCGCCTTCTGGGGCATCCTCGCACGAAATTCGAGCACTATTGGTTCACATTCGACAGGTCTCCGGCGTCGCGCTTGTCCAGCCGCGCGCGGAGCTTGTCGTTTTGTTTGTGCATCTCGATCAGCGCCGCCTCTACCTGGCGGCAGTGATCCCCTCACTTATTCAGCGCTTCAGCCAGAAGCAGAATCGCGGCGTTCTCGGGGGCGGTCATGCTTTTCTCCTTTTACGATAGTCCGGCATGTTAATTTTTATGATCGTCATGTCTGCAAGCCTTGATGCTATTCTCGCGCTAAGGTTATCTTCGATTTCCTGCAACGATAAATTGGTTGTAATTATTGTCGGTTTCAATTCTCGGTTACGCCGATCAATAATCAAATAAAGGCTTTGGATAGTAAAATCAGACGTTTTCTCTGAACCAAGGTCATCAAGAACTAGCAGCTCAACACCAGAATAATTATCAATAACCTGCTCTTCTGTTTGGTTTGGATCGCCTTTGTCCCAGCTATCAAACGGTTTTTTTGTTCCAAACGTTGCGCGTATTTCTAAAAGCAATTCTGGGGTAGTGATAAAACGAATTTGCCCGTTCTTGTTTTCACGCACCAACTCCCGACACAAAGCAACTGCGAGATGGGTCTTTCCACACCCGGTTGGCCCCGTAAATAATATGCTCCCAGGGTAAGAAAGCAAGCTGTTGACATAGGTTTCATTTCTGTTGTAATTATTGATAAATTCCCTACATTTCTTTTTTATTATATCACCGCCGATAAAATTATCAAATGACGCATCCTTGAATTTTACCGGCACTCCTTCCATCCATTTTCGAGGGTTTTGTCTCTTTTCTTCAAGACGATCTTTTATTATTTTTTCTTTTTCTTCACGATCTCTTTCTTCACGTTCAGCAATTTCGCGGCGTCTCCCTTCATTATATTTTGTTCTTTGTTCTTCGCATTGCGGACATCCCAGCCCAAGCGGTATTCCGTGTTCGCACTTTGGCCCCTCAAATTTATTCATTGCATTCGACGTCAATTGGATATGGTTGCCCATCGCTTTTCGCTTTTCCAGTAAGCGGTTGTTTGCCGCTAAAAGTTCCCGATCTGTTTCCATTGTTTCGTCCCTCCCACGTTCTTATTCCTGCTTTCCAGTCTTGCATTTTATTATTTCCGACCATCCATCCCTTTGCTTGATACCAGTCAATAAATGTTTGCGGATTTATGTTATTATTTCTTTCAATACAATAAATTTTAACTTCTTCTAGTGAGGGTGGGATAAAACGCTTGCGTTTTTTCCCTTCTTTGTCTTTTGATAATGATAATGATGAAGGTGAAGGTGAAGGTGAAGGTGATGTGTTATCACCAACTATACCTTCAACTATACCTTCAACTATAGTTGAACTATCCTTTTTTTTATCACCCCATCGCGCTTCCATTCCCTTTTTCCCTCTGTTTTCAGCGGCTTGCTTACGAACAAGTGCTGCTTTAATCTCTTTTTCAATGCGATGATGCACCCAGAANCCNGGCNTTNTTTCTTTGTCGAAGTATTCGCCAACTATATCCTCAACTATAGTTGAACTATCGCCTTTAATGTTTATAATACGTTGTATCCTATTTTCTGGAAGCGGGCCGCGATTTTTCCAGTAAGCCATCATCAATAGAAGATACGCGCCATGNTGTTCTGTGGTNAGGTGCATTGTATCAGATAAATAATCACCGACATAAAGCGGCATCCATATATCAGTTTTTGTTGTCATTTTTATCTTCCTTATCAAGTCCTAATCTTTGTATAAGAGTTTCAACATCCTCAAAGGCATACCGAAACGAACGCTTAAGGGTTTTCTCAAGCTCAACGGTAAGCTGTCCGGTCTGCTCTAAATGTGTAAGCAACTTTGCTAATTGTCTGTTCTTGAGTTTTTCAACTTGATTTACTTCCATATCATGACCTCATGATCGTAACNTANCANACCNTGCACCGTATGTCAATAGTCNGTAGTNGNTCNGAAAATCCGAACAACTGAATCCGGAACTTTACAAATATATCTTCAGCCTATCGTAGCATTCCTGCTTCCAGGCCGCCGTGTTCTTCTGG